TATATGCACCAGCTATTGAAACAAAGTTTAAGAAGTATGAGAGCAACATAAACTAACTAGGGAGATAAAATGAGAAAAATGATGATTGTTATAGTAGCTTCTTTGACCCTATTGCAAAGCTGTACGACTTACAGCCCCGTGATAGATACAAATGGTCGGTCAGGAACTTTCAATGAAGATAAAGCAAGAATGATAACTGATGATTTACAGCATTGTAAAACATTAGCAAAAGACAATACCAATACTTTAGTTGAGTCAGGTAAAGCAGTTTATAATGTATGGTGGAGAGCAAGTACATTATGGTTAGCTGATAAGCTTGAATACAACTATCCTAAAATTTATAGAAACTGTATGAACAATAGGGGGCATAGTGTCGTTAATTAATATTGAATACAAAGATATAAGAAATTTATCTTGGGCAGAAAAAACAGCAATTAAATTAAAAGATATTGCATTTCCGAAACAACTAGAAGTTAGGATTTGTAATTGTTTATTTAATGAGCAAATCATTACTTTAGGTCAATTACTAGAGAAATATAAAAAAGAAAGAAATGATTTAAAAATCATGCCACATTTTGGTAGAAAATCTTTTGAAATTATAGAAAAGTTATTAATGTATTCTTTCCCTGAAGTTTTTGAGAAAAAATTTAAGACACTATACACTTTTAATTATGATGATTTAATACAGGAGAAAATATGTACACAGATAGTCAAGTAAGAAACCTAAGTAATATAAAACAAAGACTTCGTGCTTGTTTAACAAGTTGGAATGGTGCAAGTAGAGACGAAAACAAAAGGAAGTTTTATGAATATCTTGGAATAAGAATGAGACAGAGAAGATTAGAACTAGGATATACACAAACACGAATTGCTAGAATCTGTGATTGTACATTTCAACAAGTCCAAAAGAGAGAAAAAGGCACTAATAAAATACCCTTAGACGATCTTAAAATATTGTGTGAAGCTACACATACAGATTGGGATTATTTTTTTAGACCTTTGAGAAAACTAAACAAAAAGCTATATAACAATGGGAGAGATGATGAGTAACACAACAAATAAATTTGGTAATAAAATAGAATATAATCCTAAAGCAAAAGGTATGAGATATAAAGTTGATGGGCAAGGTAAAAAAAGTGTAACAACTGCTATTGATTCTTATATCAAATTAGATTTAACTCGTTGGGTTAAAAGATTAAGAGATGATGCAATGAAAGAAGTAATGTTAGAAAAAAAAGTGCCTTTAGATAAAATAAATAATTTTATTGATAAAGTAGCAGAAAAAGCACAAAAAGAGGAAGATTGGGCAAAAACGATTGGAACTCAACTACACGAATGGATTGATTACTATTTAAAAGGTGAGAAACCATCAATACCATCAACTCAACCACTAAAAAGAATGGCAACAGATTTTATAAAATTTTGGAAAGAACAAAAATTTAAGGTTATTGAAAGTGAAATGCCTTTATATAGTCCAAGATTTGATTTATGTGGAACAAATGATGTTATTGTTACTAAAGATGATTGGAATGGTGAACTAGGTGTGTTGGATTGGAAAACAAGTAAAGATTATAATTTTAATCATATTTTACAAATAGAAGCTTACAGAAGATTTATAGAAGAAACCACAGAATTTAAAGTGCCTAGACTTGCAATAGTAAATATTCCTAAAGAGGTAGGGAAAAAAATTACTATGTATGAAGTGCCAAAAGACAGAACAAAACAACAGGTGTACTTTAAATCTTTCAGGGCTATGAGATATTTAGCAAATGTTGAAAGTAAATTTAGAAAAGACATAAGTAAATGGAAAAAGGAGAATAAAACAAATGTATAAAAATAAATATAACACTAATGACTTTGAAACACATAAGTTAGAAGTTACTTTAATTCATAAAGGTGGTGGTTGGGATTATAAAAGTATGCCTAAAGTTCAAATGAAAGATACGACTACAAATAAAAAATATAGTCCTTATCAATTTCAACAATGGCTAGAAACACCTCACATTATGGCAATGATAAGAAAAGGTGCAAATCTTAAAATAGCAACACAAGACTTTGAAGATAATCCAAATAAATATGATGATGGCAAAAGAAGAAGAATTATATTTTATTTTAGTGCTTTAAAGAATCAACCACCTAAAACGCAAAGTGTAGATGGTATGAAACCAATAGGTCAAACTATGCCACAATATACACCTCAACAGATGACAGAAGCCCAACCATCTGCACCTGAAAACGCACAACCAATTACTATGGAAGATCACAAAGCAATGAGTGAACTTGATGATGAAATACCATTTTAATTTATGGATAGAGAGCATAGAGGAGATTTAGACTTGGAAGTAAAAATAAAAGACTTAGAGTTAGAATGCGAGATGTATAAAAAAAACAATCAAATGTTTAAGGAACATATATCTCGTATAGAAGCTATAAACGAGTCACACAAAAAGATTAATGGTCAGTTAAGAACAAGAATATCAAGACTAGAAACAGAAGTGAAAGAGTTAAGACAAAAAGTAAAAGATGACGAAGAACTAATAAAGGATTTATATGAATACCCGTAAAATAAAAGAGAGATTAGAGTTTTGGTCTTTGTATTATAGACAAGAGATTATTTGGTTTGTAATAGGATTTATAACAGGAGTAATAATATGGTAGAAACATTTGAACATTTGAATAGTAAGCAAGTGTATATTGAATTAGAAAAAGCTAGTAAAGAATGGAGTAAGGCACAAGAAGATGCAATAATTTCAGATGAGGGTCGTAAAGCTGTTTTTTCTAAATGCGTCATCAAACATAAAAAATTAGTAAAAACTATGTCAGAAGCAGAACATGAAGCTAGGAATGACAAAGACTATAAACAAGCAATAGAGATTTATGCTGAAGCAGAGATGAAATTAATAAAAGCAAGATACCATTATAATAATCTTGATAGATATGCGAGTCTAAAACAAAGTGAGTTAAGACGAGATTTATCTTTAATGACAAAACAAGAGGGCTAATGACAAAACTATACTTAGATAACAATGGTCATTATCAGAGAGAGAAAAATAAAATAAATTGGGGTAAGGTAATAGCCATATCAACAGTTTATATTGTTATGTTCTCTTTGATGGTGTTCTATGTTTATTTATTGCTCAGTGCTTGACATATTCAAGACCTGTCAAATCTGTTGATTCTGTAATTTCAGTTGTGGCTATACTGTAATTAGTAACATAAGCATCATCTCTTTCTTTTATTTGATCTAAAGTGCTACTAACTTTTGGAAAGTGTGGACTCTGATCTATAAATATAAAACTTGCTCTACCAATATTTGTAGCTGTTGTAATATCTACTGTAAGTTCTGTAATAACAAAATCTATATCTTGTGCCATACTTAACAATATAGATATTTAAGATTAAATTAAATTACTTTTTTCCGTTACGAAATATCTGTGTACCTTTTATACCAAAAATACTCGCTACAACAGTTATCCATAAAGTTTGAAACCAAACAGGTAAATTGCCGAAGTGATGAAAAAATAACTCTATTTTTTGCATCATAGCTGGGTCATCACTAAAAACTGCATAAGCAAGAACAATGATTGGTGCTGATAATATAATTAAAACAAACTCATCTTTGTAATCGTTTTGTCTAGCTTCTAATAATTTACCTTGATATTCTGTCTCTCCTCTTGCCATCTTTTCTGCCGTAAGTAGAGCCGCTTGTGACATGGCTTCTTTTTGCTTTTGTTTATTTGCATAAACTTTAGCACCTGTTTGTAATGCTATTTTAGCTAATCCGAACCACATTATTCTAACTCCTTTAATAATTCGCAATAATGTATTGCTTTATCAATATCTTCTTTACCATTTTTTTTATCATAACGACAGATGTACTTAATAACATTACCCTGAATAAAACTTAACTTGTTAGCTGTAATAAATTCAATAGGTTGTATTTTAAAATCTTTATAGTGTTGGGTACTACCCACTTGTCTATCTAAGGCACTCTCCGTTGCTCTCTCGCCTTTTAAAGCATACTTTCCACAACATTTCTTCTTCATACTATCTTGCCAATCCAATCACCTTTTTTATTCAAAACCAACGGCAGTAATTTAGGTATTCCATCAATTATTATAGAACAACCCAAAATGAACCTTGTTTTAAAATTCTTTGCGTATGCAAAAGCCATAGATTTCTGATTAATCAAACAACCTACATTCATTGCAAAAAATAAATTATCAGGATTTGCCCACCAACTTACTAAAAACTTGGTATGATAATGACCCTGTACTGCTGACATACCCATTGTTTGAGATACTTTTAAAACATCTGCTGATCTTCCGTGTGTAAAAAAACATTTTTGACCATTAGACATTTTTATAGTCAAATCATCAATCCATTTCCAATTACGAGTTCCTAAAAAATCTCCATAATCTTTTAAAAATTCTTTACTCATTCCAAACTTTAATGCTCGTCTATAAACTAAGCTAGAGTGGTTACTATCTACTTCTGTTACTCTTGGAAACAAAGATTCTAATTCTTTTACATATTTTCTAGCTTCTTTTAATTCGTGACCAGCAGAAAACAAATCAGGGTCGTGTGTGTGCATAGATATTGCGTGAAAGTCTAATAGATCGCCAATGTTAATAACTGTGTCAGGTTTAAATTGTTTTTTTATTTCTTTAAGAAACTTTATTGAATCTTTATGGTGATATGGAATGTGCATATCAGAGATAACTAAAATTCTTTTATGATTCATACAAGTTTTACTTGTACTATTAATTTGATATAATGTAAAGGAATTGGGAGATGACGGCTACTGCAACAGCATATATGACATATAAAATTCTATCTATATCTCTTTGCATATGTTTGAGATGATTCGTTTCGATAGTATGAATCTTTTGATGAATAAGTTTTATCTTACCATCAATCTCTATAAACTTTTCATTAGTTGTTAAGTTTTTTTTCATAACTACCTTTTTCTTCTTTTTCTTCTTAAATCAAGATCGTGTTTTCTTGAACCTCTTAAAAAACTATTAACTCTACCCATACTCCAACTTGCCATAGAAGTACGAGGTCTTGAACCAGCAGATAAAAAAGCACCTTGACCTCTACGATAGACCTTTTTTAATTGACCTAAAGTTATATTTTTTCTTGTTTTTGCTTTTGCTCTAAGTGTTGAAATAACTTGTTTTGATAAAGGTTTTCTTTTTACTGCCATTATTTTCTCCTCGCTTTAAACATTGAAGATGGTATTCTTGCACCTGATTTATATAAAGCTGACATAGATTTTATTAAACTTGCTCTAGCTGATCTCTTTCCACCTTTAAGTCCTGATAGATATTTTTTAGGTAGATCAGTTGCTTTATCTTTTGGTACTTTTCTTCTTTTTCTTTTTCTTGCCACTTCTTCTTCTCCGTTTTCTAATTGATCTTTTATTAATCATTTCAGCTAATGTAGATGTGGTAGTAAAGCCGTTCATTTTCCTACTGATCTCATTGCTTTATTGTGTGCGGAAGCAAAAGTACTTCCATTTTTTAAAGACTTAGCCATACTTCGCATATGTTTGAGAGTATGATGTTTTGCGTGTGATCTCATAGTCTTTTTCTGTCTTGGTTTAAGGTCTTTAATTATATTCTTTATAGATGTTACTTTGACCATTATCTTTTCTTTTTACCTTTCTTCTTCTTCTTCTTTTTTTTTGGTTTCATTCCACCGCCATAATGATAAGGCATAGTTTATCTCCTTTTTTTAGTTTTCTTCTTTTTCTTCATAATAGCTTTTTGTAAAGCCATTGGAAGTTTTTTTTGTTTCTTTGTTAGTTTCATTTTATCTCCTAGTTTTGTAATTTACCATCTGACCATTTTGCATCAGGTAATCCATTTATATATTTTTTTCCATTAAATGTTAATACTTGTTTTCTATTACTACCCTCTGCAAAACTACAATGAACCCAACCTGAATTAGGGTCATTATCTTCTTCTTTCCAATATTCTAAAATGAGTTGGTCAAAGTCGCAATTATTGTTAATCCATAATGCTACTTGTAAATTAGAAACACCAGCTATTTCAAAATCAACAGCTTCTCCTTTTGTATGTTGGCTCGTACTTTTTGAGCCGATAGCTTCGCATAGTTCAGGACTTCTGTAACCTGATGTTATAATAATTGCTTTTTCAAACTTGGCTCTTACAGGTTCTAATATATTATAACAAACATCAGTAAGATTTTTTATTTCTCCTGACCCAGCTTTATTTTCAATACCCTTACGGGTAGCTGTCATAGACTTCTCAAACTCCTCTAGTTTGAAATGTTTTGATAGTTGCATTATTCAGGTTTAGTTGGAAAAGTCTTATTCTTGGCTTTAGCTTCAGTATTCACACCGTTCGTAATATCACGAAGTTGCTGTCTGTATGTTGCCATATCATCTGACATAGTAACATCTGATAAAGCATAGTAATCAGTTTCTTTTAATAGACCATCTCTTTTTTGTCTTAAAGAAACCATTGCTCTATCATAAGCACCATCAGACCAAGCTTTTTCTTCAGCATCTCTTTGTGCGTTTTCTTCTGCTGTGAGTTTAATTCTCTCACCATTAACCATTTTATATCTATCTGCCATATTTACTCCTTATTGTTGTTTGTTATCATAATTATTTATAGAACTCCATACATATCTATTGTGCCTGAATCACAATTTCCTGACGACATTTTAAAATCTACTGCGTTAATTGCAGATGTTGTGTTTCCGTATCCAGCAACAAAAGTTTCTCTAGCTGTGTCACCTGATTGATCTGTAATACCTCTAAACATAAAATGTTTAACAAAAGTTGTATTGCTAGGATCAAAGAGGTGAAGTACACCACCACAATTTGCATCATTATCATTTCCTATTTCCAATACTAAAGTTTGATAAGATGTTGATTGTGCTAGATCATCACCTGTTCTATATCCTAATCCTGTAGATGATCCACTTTCTGTATGATATGCTCTAAAATGTGTAGATGTTTTTGTTACATTATAATTACTACCACCGTCAATAGACATATTAAATTGTAAGTTTGCGTTATCAGTAGCTGGGTGAATATTATTAAAAACAAAAATATATTCTTTATATGTGCTAGTAAGACCTGATGTTATGCTTAAACTTGATGAAGAACTAGCAGTTGATCTTGATATAAAAACTAAATTACCAAGTCCCGTTGTTGTTCCAACTGCTGTTGCGTCTTTTAATGCTCTATTATTTAAAGTTACAATACTCATTATGATTTACTTAATCCATACATTTTGATTACACCACTATCTATGTTTCCACTAGACATTTTAAAATCAATTGCATTTACTGCTGATGTAGTATTACCATAACCAGCTGTGTAATTATCCATAGTATAATCTGATTTGTGATAACCATTTAGCCTTGCAGTAAAATGTTTTACAAAAGTTGTAGATGATGGTGCAAATAAAAACATTTCTCCTGAACAAGACTCGTCATTTCCTGTTCCAACATGATTTGTATTAATTAAATATTGGTAACCTGTTGATTGTGCTAAGTCAGCACCTGTATTATAATTTACAGAAGTATCTCCACCAGCTTCATTATGATAAGACTCAAATGTTGAAGTTGTTTTTGTTACATTATAATTTGAACCACCATCAACAGACATATTAAATGAAAAATATGCTTCCGCTGCACCATGAATATTTATAAACTTAAACATAT